ATACCTCCCTGAATCGGTTGATGCACGATGCCCTGTCGAGCTCGAGGTTGACGTACATGACGCGTCCTTTCGCGCACTGGTGGCCAAGCCACTTCATCCCCTCGGCAATCGCTATGCACAGCTCGATGAGTGCGAACGACTTGCCTGACTTCGAAGGTCCTGATATGAGCATCTTGTGTCCCTTTCTCAGTATTCCATCAATGAGAGGGTCGGCGAGCTTAGGCGGACTGAAGAACGTATCGGCAAGCGATTCCGGGTCAGGAAGATTGTCATTGACTGACTCGATGTACTCTACCCATTCGTTCCATGATGCCTTTCCCTCGTTCGTCGCGATGAGGAACTGCTTGTGATCTCCGCGGATGAATCCAGGGAACCTGGAAAGCCTTGCTGCATTGCGGTTCTGCCTGTCGGTCTCGAGTCCATTCTTGTCGCATACCTGATACAGGTAGTCAACACGCTCTCGGTATTCCTTCTGTGATGATGCCTCCACCTTTACGATTGCATGGACTGACTTCGAGCCCGAATATACGACAGCAGCGACAGGAAGCTCAAGCTGACGAATGATTGACAGCTGCTTTCCAATGTCAAGAGAGTCGGATTCAACAAGCGCATATCTCAGCTCCTCGACATCAGTGTTGCGGACTCCCTTTCCGTTAAGGGGATTGAACCTTATCCACGCGCCTCCGTTCTTGTCATATGATCCGAACACGCTTTCGATGTCACCGTCATATCGCTGAAGCTCAGCAATGAGCTGTCCTGCCGTCCTGTCGTAGCTTCCGGCATTTGCTGGAATGTACTTGCCTTTCTCGTTTCTTGTCGACTCAGTGACGTATCCGACGTAGTCAGATGAGTCGAAGAGCGCGCTGAGGTATGCTGTTATCTCGGCAGCAGGGTTCCATTCATTCCCTGGCTCGTTGATTTCAAGCGAACCTATCGAATCGCTGTCAATTATCGCTGTTCCTATCTCGTCATCAAATTCTAGCTCATGCCCGTGCTGGCTCTTCGATGGATTCCATCCGTTTTCTCTTGCAAGCTCGAAGATGGTTCCGCCAGTGACGATTCCGTCAGTTGACTCATTGAACGACTCCCACTTCTTTTCACACTCTCCTGCCCTGTACCTCGAGTCGCTTTGTGACCATGAGTCCCAGTCGCTTGCGCTGTATCCCTCATGCTTGAGTGCCATCCCGACATTTACCCATTCCTGGTATGAGAGTGATGCTGGATCTATCCATTCGAGGAGCTCGAGATGATCATGTTTCATCATTCTCTGTATCTCCTGGCACGTACTGCGATGCCACGAGTCCGCGAGGAATCTTCCAGCCATTGTATGAGATTCTCGATATCATTGATGATGCGTCGCTGAAGCTCCACGTTCCTACATGCATGAATCCATATCGTTCAAGGAGCCTTATTTGCTTCGGTGTTGCCATACCGGATGATGCGCGAAGCTTGAGCCTGTCGATGAGCATTGAAGCATATCCAGCGTTTGGAATCTCGTCAGGCAGTATGCCGTACTTCTCGATTGTCCTGAGCTGATTCTCCGATGCGGGAGCCATTTCCCAACCGAACGAAGGCTCGTATCCGGAAAGGTCAGATGCTTCAATTGACATCTCGTACTGAAGAGGGTCGACGAGCTTCTTCTTGCGCTTCCTCATCTCCGAAAGCTTCTTTGCGAGCGCATCCTCACGTTCAGCCTGTACGTCCTTTTCGGCAGCTTCCTCAGTCTCGAGAATGTCGAACTCTTTTCCTGGACTGTTTTCGATTGTTTCGGTCATCTTCTGTGCGACCTTCTCGCTTGATGCTATCAGTGATGCTGGATGGCACAGCTCGTGACGTTCGGTCAGCCAGAGAAAGTCGATGAGAAGAAGCTCCTTTTTTCCAGGCGCAAGTCTCGTGCCTCGTCCGACCATCTGGGAGTAGAGGCTTCGCGACTTCGTTGCACGCAGGATTATCACGCAGTCCACGCTAGGACAGTCCCATCCCTCAGTAAGAAGCATAGAGTTGCATAAAACGTTCGTCACGTCATTGTCGAAGTCGGCAAGGATGCTCTTCCTGTTCTCGCTCTCTCCGTTTACTTCAGCAGCTTTGAATCCGTGGCGGTTCAGTATTTCAGTGAACTTCATGCTCGTCGATACGAGCGGAAGGAACACGACTGTCTTCCTGTTTTTGCAGTATGTTTCCATTTCCGTTGCAATCTGCTCAAGGTATGGATCAAGCGCGTTTCCAAGGTCGCTGGCCTTGAAGTCGCCCGATGACATTGCAACGTCATTGATGTCAATGGAAAGGGGTATCGTGAGCGCCCTGATCAGGCTGAGGTATCCATCCTTTATTGCCCTGGGAAGCGTATATTCGTATGCAAGTGATTCGTAGTACTCCCCAAGATTACGCATGTCGCTGCGGTCAGGAGTTGCTGTCACTCCGAGGACTCTTGCTGAGTCAAAGTGCGCAAGAACGTTCTGATATGACTGCGAAATCGAGTGATGGGCTTCATCGATTATGATCGTGTCGAAGTAGTCATTTGAAAATCTTGAAAGTCTCCTGTCGGACTGAAGCGTCTGGACTGATCCGACGACAATGCGAAAGAAGTCATCAAGGCAAGTGCTCTCAGCCTTCTCGAGCGAGCACTTCAGTCCTGTCACTTTCTCTATCTTGTCGCGTGCCTGTTCCAGCAGCTCTCCACGATGTGCGAGGATGAGAACCCTTCTTCCGTTTCTCACTTCATCCTCGGCAACCTTCGTGAATACGATTGTCTTTCCGCATCCGGTCGGCAGGACGAGAAGAGTGCGCTGCACTCCTCTGTTCCACTGGCTTTCTATTTTCTCAATGGCCTCCTTCTGGTATGGTCTTAGTTCCATGATCCTCCACCCCACTGCTGAGATGAAGATGGCTGAGCTGCAGGAGATTCAGGCACTACGAACCTTTCAACATTGTTGTACGTGCTGCCGTTATATGAACGATGCGAAATTACGCACTTTCCGCCTTTTCCGACAACATTGTTCCACTGCATTTTCAGTGGCTCGCCTTTTTTCTTGAGGCCGATGCATTCAAAGAATGCCGACAGCTTCCATTCGAGCGTCGAATATAGGATTAAAGTTGTCGGAACGTTTACTTCGGTTCCGTTATAGCTGATAGTGAGCGTGACAACTGCAGCGTTTGATGCTGGAATCTTTCCTTTTCCGCTTGTCCTTGTTCTTTTTATTTGTGACTTGATGATGAAGTCATACGTGCCTTCCGGAATAAGCACATACTCCTTTTCGGAGTCGGCAGTTATCTCATCATCCCAGCCTAATTCATGTTCCATATTATCCATTTATGATATTCCTCCTTTTTTAGAACTGTATTTCGCTTTCATTGATGTATTCGACGAACTTGTTCCAGTTCGCCGCCGTCATCTTCCAGAAGCTGATATCGATGTTATCGACTGGCGTGTCAGCTGGATAGAATCCCTTTTTGTAGATGGCAAGCATCATCTCGTGGATGCTGATGTTGTCCTGCTTCATGAGATCCACTATAGGCTTTGGCAGCTTGTGGTATTCCGGAGCGTCAAAGTCGATTGATGACTGCACGTCGTCATGGCTCATCTCGATGCTCATCTCCTCAAGCTGAGGAACGACGATGTCAGCAGCCTTGTCTTCTTCTTTATTTGCTTCTTGCGTTGTGACTGCCTGTTCATGCGTTCCTCCTTCGATGATGCTTCTTATCACTTCGTAAGAAAAGTCAGTCTTCTCAGGGAGTCCTTCGCGGTTCTTTGCGTCCCAGCACGGATGATGCTGCGTGTACATGACGCGTCGTCCCCCCTGGGCCTTCTTCTTTCCGTTGCTGTCAACAACGTATATTTCGTAGTTTGCGAAGAGAATCATGTCAGCCCACTCTTTTATCTTTTTCGATACAGCCTTTGTGCACTGGATTTCCCATTTGTCATAGCTTCCCATTTCATCTGGCTGCTCGACCTTCCTTAGGCACGCATGTGCAGTTACGACGACATTTATTCCGCTTTCGGCAATGTCATAAAGCTCATTAAGAAGCTTGCCGAACTTCTCGTACACGTATGTGTATCCTTTACCATATCCGATGTCTTCTATTCCGGAAATTCCCTTTTCAGCGCATACTGACTCGATGCACAGGTTCTCAGCCCAGTCGGCAGTGTCAATGACCAGTGTCTTGCATGGCTTCTTTTCCTTTATGTACTTGACTTCATTCATTAGCATTGTCCAAGACGTAGGCTTGTTCATTCTCTTTACATCATAAGAATTTGTGCTTCCCTCCGTATCGATAAATACCGGATCAGGAAACTTTGAAGCGAAAGTTGTTTTACCGATGCCTTCCGTGCCGTAAATTACGACACGCTTTGCCTTGCTTATTTTTCCTTTCTTTATTTCAAATCCTGCTACCACTTTATTCCACCCCATTCATCTTCTTTGAGTTCTTCTTTGTTTTCTTTTTCATCGCTTTCGGCAATGCATCCATCTTCAATGATTACAGAGCATTCGTCTCCTGTTGAAACTCTTGTAGCGATTGCCTGAAGACCTTCGCTTTCAAGCCATTTCCCAAAAGCATTGAGCGTGTCCATGTCCATCTGCTCAAGCTTGTCCATTAACACAAATCCACAGCTAGGATTGAGCTTTCTTACGATGGCAGTCGCGACCATAAGCTGCTCGCTTCCGGACATGTTGTCCCACAGCTGACCTTTGTATGTGATCATGCCATCCTGTACGCTAAGCTCAGGAAGAGGAAGGTCAGCGCCTTCAAGAAGCTTCTTCTTGTCGCTTCTTATCTTCTCGATTTTCTTTGTCATGAGTCCGTACTGGTGGCTGTATTCGTGGGCCTCTTCAATTGCCTTTTCGTGATCCAGGTTCGCACGCACCTTTCGGTTGATTTCATCAATCTCAGAGATTGATGTCTCGATTTCCTCGGTTGACTCATCAACGAGATTCTTTGCTGACTGAGTGGCAATCTCCAGGTCATTAAGATTTGCTGCATATTCATCCTGCAGCTTTGCGAGCTGTTCATTGAGTGCTGATATCCTTTCGCTGAGGATATCATTTTTCTGTTGGTATTCCTTGACTCGCTCGCGCTTCTTCTGGTTCTCGCCGTTTCGTGCAAGGATTTCCTGCTGCTTCATGATGAGCTCGCTTGCGCTTACAGGCTTGTCTGGGACGTTGCTGTACGTCTCTAGCTCCTTTGCATACTTTTCCTTCGAGTCGGCAATTCGTCCGATTGCAAGGCGGTCAGCGT